GTTTGAATGGGTTATCTACATTTAACAAACCTGCTTCGTCAAACTTTTTATAGAATTGTTCAGCGATTTGTGGTTTCATCGCTTCGAAGAAGCGAGAGTAAGTGTAGTTTAAGTATTCACGAGAAGCAACGATGATAACACCTAATTTATGTGAACGCATAGATGCTTCAAGTAAGCTAGGTTTAGAAGTTTGAATTTTTTGACCTTCTCCTACCCAGTAAGCACCTGGTTTATCTGCCCAATAAGTGAACTTTTTCTCTGATTTACCGCCCATATCTTGGTATTTACCTAATTGCATAATCTTTGAGTTTTGTAATACGTCTAAAAGAATAGGCTCATTGAAATCGTTTAACAATTCCCCTTCTTTGTGCTCATGCATCATTACATTATCTGGATTGAATGTTTGTGGGTTTACTTTTACCATTTAAAATGCCTCCAATTTATTGAATTATTCTATTTTGTCTTGCTATTTCTGCAAAACTATCGCTTGTCTTTTTGTTACTAGATACATCACTTTGTTGTCCAGACGGCGTTGATTGACGAGTAGCTTCTTTTACTTGTTCTTGAACAGCTCTGTCAAAATCTTCTTTAATCGAATTGACAACTTCATTGATTTGTTCGTTATCTTCCAAATGAATTAAAGACTGTGCAAACGAAGTAGGTAGACCTTTTTCTTTTAAGTCACTTTCTACATCAGATTTGAGTTCACGCAATTTAAATTCTTTTTCCTTTTCAGCTAAGGCTTGTTCACGTTTCTCAAATTCTTTATCTTTCTTCTCTTTTTCAGTTAACTTAGCGTAGCTTTCAGCCTCTTTTTTAGCTTCTTCACGAGCTTGTTCTAATTCTTGCTGGTGCTTACGATCCCGTTTAGAAAGAGCAGTCTCGACAGCTTTACTGATTTGAGAATCTACTTCGCTCCTTGTATAAGTTTCTTGCTCTTGACCGCTATTGTTTTCTGGCTTCTTATCATTACTTTGTCCAGGTTCACCTTCGTCATTGTCAGCGAAGAATTGTAAATTTAGATTTAGTTTGTCATTTAATTTCATTTGTATATCCTCCCGTTCAGTCTTAAATTCAATGTTTAATCGCATAAAAATAGCACCCCAATTAGTCAATTAAGCCCAATTAGTGTGCTAGATATATTTGATATTCGCATTTGATTTAAGCCCGCTCAGTATTTTTTAATATTGAGCAGTTTAACGACTTACTGAGGTCGAGTAGGTTAACGTATCCTACTGACGAGATATTGGCGCGGTAACGCCAGGACCAACTGCTTCACGCTTTGACATAAGTACCACCTCAGATGAAATTTTTAGGTTTAAACTCTTTCTTCTCAGGTTCTTTCTGTTTCGCTTGTGCTCGGTTACTAGGGTTTGTGTCATTCAGACGCTTGAGTTCTTTGTGAATGCCTTCAAGGGCTATAGCAATGCGTTCGTTATACACCGCTACCACCCTCTTGAATTGCATCAACAATTTTGTCTATTTTTTCTTGTGTTGTCATACTATCTTTGATGATATCTGAAGGCTCTTTGTTGAAGATTTGATCATATTCATCGTAAACATCATCTAGCCTGTCTTGTAAGTAACTTTCGTCATACTTGTCATACTCATCGATTGTATCACCATCAAGTTCAGTGACATCATATAGGTCTTCTTCTGTTTCGTAATCCTCTTCGTACTCTTCTTCTGTTTCATCTTCAGGACCACCAAGCCCCTCTAAGAAATCTAAATCCTCTTGATCAAAGTCATCAGAAAAGTCGTACTCTTCTTCCCAGTTTTCATCTTCTTCAAATTCGTCGTCATCTTCTATGAAGTCATCTTCATATTCTGAATCTTGTTCATCGCTAAAGTCTGTATCGATGACTTCTTCTTCTTCCCAATCAGCATCTTCATAGTCACCTATAGAATTATCAACAATTTCTTTTGCTACACCTTCATTAGTAACTGGTGGTGTATTTGTAATATTATTATCATCTGGCATTTACAACACCTCCTTTTAATTATTTAACAACGCCTCCGAAATATCTTCCTTCGCGCTCTTCAAAGAATTCATCTCTCCAATTAGGATTGATGTGTGGCGCTACAGCACTCCGACAAAAAGGATGCATTGGTGGAGCATTAACACCAGGCTTCATATCTTTGACTTTGAATACTTTTTTGTTTAATCCTCTGCACGTCTTTGTTGTCTTACTATCCATCTTAGCGTGATATTCATATTCTGCGTCAGGTCCATGTTGTTCTAACATATGACGCTTTGCAGCTAACGTTTGTACTCTAGCTGTTTCTGTTATGAGTAAACGTCTTATTTCGTAAGTACTATTACCTGTTTCTTTTCTGAACTCTTTCACAAACTCATAAGGGTGTCGCCCTCTTAACAAAACTTGACTTGTAGCCTTTTCAACATGAGCACGAACAACTTTCATATCACGCCATAGTCTACGAGACCAATTAGAGTTTTGAAAAGGTGCAGTAATGATCGTTTTAACATCGTTGAGTGATACATGTATTGTTTCACCTAATATACCTGCTTGTTGCTCAAGAGAACGATAATAGGACGATTCCATATAATTATAAATAGATTGCTCTATACGAGCATATGAGTACGTTACAATGAGCCCTAACTGTGCTTTAAGTAACTTCTCCCTATTCACATACATCGCTGTATTGTATTGCTTAAGTTCTCTGTTCGCTCTATCGCTAAAGTCATTGTTTTTAACATATGACCTTGCTTTATTTGCAAACGCTTGTACATCAAAATTATCCACTCGTTTTTTTGCTTCGTTGATAGAAATACCTTCACTGTCTGCGTATTTTGCATAGAACTTAGATATTTCGTTCTCTATATCGTCAATCATGTTGTTAACGATGCGTTCAATCTCTTGGCTCATTTCCTTATCACTCATTGTCTCATCTTTAATAATCTCTTGAGCTCTTTCATCCCAATAAGTCATCACTCATCACTCCTCATCGGATTGACTAGAGTTGTTTGGTTCATTGTCAGAATCTTGTTCGTTGTACATCAAACTATCAGAGTGCTTAATCTTTTCTTCTTGCTCTTTCTCGATACGTTTGACTTCATCTTGCGGATTGTCTATGAAAGATACAAGAGACATCAGTGTTTGTTGGCTAATTTCTCCACCAGCACTCATGTACATTTGCATTTCTTCTGTAATTGACTTAGGTAAGTTTCGAGTGAACGTGAATACTAAATCTTTGAGATTATCTTTGTCTATCTCTCTATTCACGCCCATGATTTCTCCGACTAACTTGTAACGTCTAACCAATCCTTTTCGAAACAATCCTTCTTTGATTGCTGTACGTTGTTCTAAGCCAAATAACTTATATTTCATGGCCTCACCAGAGATCTGACCAGCAAAATTCTCGTCGCTCATATCTGGTGTGTTAGTAAGTGTATGAATATCTTTAGCAATTCTTGTTTTATATGCTTCTACACCACTCACATCATATTGTTTATAGATGTATTGAGCGTCTACATTACCTTCAGTGACTTTGTCGTCCACTGTTGCGTATTCAGGAGGTGCTAAATGGAATACGTTTGCTTCTTTCTGTAAAGTTGCTACCTCTTCGTTTAAATCAACGTTACCTTTAATTAACAACATTGCATCGTTTAAATCACTCATATAGTTAGCTGTATCTGATTGAGCTTCATCATATAAGTCAATAAGAGGAATAACCTTCTCAAAGTCTCCTCTACGTTTTTCATTATTACTGAACTCTGTAATAGTAACTCTACCGAATGAATGCGCCTCTGGTGGTTTGCGTTCAGACAATTCTAAGTTAGTTACGCTGTTTGCCTCATAAAAGTATGTTGCTTTATCTGTAATAACATCAACATAATAAATGTTACTTTCAACTTCCGTTAACTCTACGCTATCTTCTGTTGCTACCTTCCAGTATCTAACAGCCATTAAACTATTCTTCTCTACGCTTGTGTCGTATATAACGAAAGTATTGCGTGGATCTGATTTGTAAAATCTAACCTCATCTTCTTGGTTACGTATAATGTATTCATACGCTCTACCAAAGATAGACAAGTCTAAACCTAAAGAGCGATTGTGACTATCCACATCGTTAAGACTGTGTAACTCATTTAATTTACTTTGTGTCATCTCTTTATCTGATTGCACTTGTATTGCATGGCCAAAACAATAGCCATTAATAAAGTCAGTGATATATGAAGCAAAATCGTGTGCCGCTCTATTGTCTGCTAAGTGTTTCTCTCTCCGACGTTTGTTACGCATGATATTGAAATTTAAACCTTGATAGTAATCATCTAACATTTGTAGTCTTGGAACTTGTGCCTCTAAATGATGACGAATGAAGTCACTGATGTCATTAGGATTATCTAACAAGTCTTGTGTTGTACCATCGTATTTGTAAGTTTCAACTGCGTCACGTCTGTATATCTCATTACGCATTTGTCGTCGTTCAATATCTCTTTCGAAATTGTTTACGTGTGCCATGTGTTACCTCCTTTATAAGCCCATAGATTTAATGGTGTTTATAGATTTTTTAAGTGGCGATTTCTTTTTAGGTTTCTGTTTATAAAATTTAGAACAAGAATAGCGTAGTGAATCGATGCAGTGATTGTAAGTATCTACTGGTTCATTCATATATTCATCAGTGTTTTTATCTTTCTTCCACG